ACGGATAGAGCGTGTTGCCGTTGCGTGGCGACACTTCAAGGCAGCGCAGTTTCTGCTCGCAAGGGAAGCCGTAGCGGTCGTGGCGGTCGCTGTCGGCAAAATACCATATCTCGGCGGCTTCGGTTGCGGTGAAAACGTCTCGCGCCAGTTGTCGGTTCAGTGAGCGTGTCTTTGCTTCGGCCATTACACGTTTTACGGCTTTCAGTAGGTTGTCGGCTTGTTCGTCGCCCTCGTCGCTGTCGATAGTCAGCACAACGTCGTTGCCAAACAAGAAACTGACAGCACGTTTGACAATCAGTTGCTGTAAGTCGGTGGCTATTCGTGCCACGGGGACTGGTTTTGTGCCGATTACCTTGCCGTCCTCGTTGGTGACGTTCACTTCTTTGTCGGGCCGTGCCGTCACATCAAAAACTTTATGCTTGTACGGGTCGATTGCCTTGTTGACCTTGTTTTGGTCGTAGAATGCTCGGTTGCGGCCATTTTGCAGTTCCCTGATAGCGTCTGCGGGTGTTGCCGCGTCTCTGATTAGTTCGTCGATTTGATTCATAGTTGTAAGTGTTTAAGGTTTATGTTTTAGTAGAAGAATCCGCCAAGTTTGCCGTTTGGCCGCAGGTCTTTGCTGTGGTAGTCTATAGCGTAGCAAAGCACGTCCACGAACTCGTCGTGGGGCTTTGAAGGAAAGCCGCAAACCTCGTCAATGAATTGCTCTGTCCACGCGCCGTCAACCAACACCACACGTCCGCACTCTACGGCGGGGCTTGCCGCGTTCAATCGTGTTTCCTTGCTGTCTTTTGGCGAAGGTGTCTGTACCACGTTCAAGCCCGTTGTGGCTTTCAGTTGGTCGATAACCGACAAGCCGTTGGCCTTCGGCTCAATGCGCACCGAACTGCTTGAAGTGTAGCCGTGTTGGTGCACGTATTCAGGCAGAAAGCGTATAAGGTCGGGGAAGCGCATAAGCACCTTCTCGCCGTGGGCAATGTATATGTCGTTGCCTATCTTGCAGGTGGCAATAATGCCCGTCGGGTCGTTGTCGGCTTTGTCGGTATAGGCTGTGTCGATAAAAAACACCATTGGCTCTGTGCCGTGTATGCGGTCGAACTCGCTCTGCGGAATGCGTCGGAACCAGTCGCTTTTCACAATGTTGCCGCCCTCGATTGTTGGCCTTTGCTGATACAAGGCCGCAAAGGTGCGGGGTGAGCGTTTCTCAATCTCGCGCAAGCGTTCAAGGCTGTGCCGTTCTTCCCAAAGCGCCTCGCCCACCTCTCGCGGGTCTTCCGCCATTGTTTTGTCCTCGCGGATAGCGGGAATGTTGAGAACAGTCCACTTTTCGGGCTCGCTTTCAAGCAAACGCCCTGCAAGGTCGTCGGCGTGCCAACGTGTCTGAATGAGCAATTGCTTTGAGTTGTTGTGCAAGCGTGTGAGAAACACGTCGGTGTACCAATCCCACACGCGGTTCCGGTACGTTTCCGAGTTGGCTTCGAGCGCGTCTTTCACGGGGTCGTCAATAATGCCAATGTCAACGGGTGTGCCAGTGAGTGAGCCGCCAACACCGACAGCCTTGTAGAATCCGCCGTAGCCCACTGTCTCAAAAATATCGACGTTGCGCAACCACCCTTTGCGAGCGTCGGTTGCAACGTTGCTGCTGTTCAGGTAGGTGTCGGGAAACACCTCGCTGTATTCCTCGCTGTCGATAACTCGCTGAATTGAGCGTGAGAATTGCTGTGCAAGGTCTGACGAATACGACGAGCCGACAATCTTCAACTTCGGATTACGCCCCAAACACCAGGCGGGGAACTTGCGGCTGACAATCTCGCTGTTGTGCGTAGGTATGAAGGTATCGCCAATCAGATATACACCACCCTCAACTTGAATGCAGTTGCCTTGTTGGCGCTCACTTTCGGCAAGCGGTTCAACACTTACTATGCTGCGTGCACGTGGTTTTACAAGCCTCCCAATCTTCTTGCGTGGCACAACCGTCGGAAAATCAATCGTCGGGTTAAAGCACAGTTGATATGTCGGTTTGTTGCCCTTTATCCCGCTTGACGAGGTAGCCGCCTCAAACTCGCACACGGTTGTCGTTTGTCCGAGTGAGCGCAGAATGATAGCCGCGCCCTCAATTATCTGCCAGTTGGTGTTAGATATTGTCACGCGCCCGTTTCGCTTGTACACACTGCCGTCGGTGTCAATCAGTCCAGCAATCAGTTGTTTGCGCACCTCAACGCTGTTGAACACGTACTCGCCTGGTATATGCTTGTTGTCGAGCAATTCGTAATCGTTCAGCCTCATTTGGCTGCCGCCGTAATAGTAGTATTCAACGCCCGTGTCGGCTTGCACCCAGTGCGAGGTGTGCTTGTACGGCACACGCTCAATTATCTCGTTGTCGCCGTTCCCGATTGTCAGTTGCGGCGCACTGCTCTTCCCGTCGCCGAGCCACGCTCCGAGTGTGTAGGGGTCAATGCTGACCGCTTGCGGCTCAAACTCCACTATCGGAAGCGGGTTTACCTTGAATCGGTAATGGCAGCCCCGTTTTCCTTGCGTTCCCGAACATAGTTGCTGGCTTGCCAAATATTTCGCCTCAACCGTCTGCATTGCGCGGTGGTTTCTGTCAAACACAACCCACTCGTGGTTGCCGTGGCAGTCGAAAGCCGAGCCGTCTTTGAAACGCACTCGGTACTCGGTCATCGTCTTTGGTGAGACGGCCAAAACTCTCACGGGCTTGCCCTCGCCGTTGAACACCATATCGCCAACTCTCAACTCGCCGTGCTTTTTGAAGCCGTTAGGTGTCGGCACCAGCGTATTGTCGGCAAGTTGTTTGCCGTGCTGTGGCGGAACGAAAATCATTAGTTTGCTTGTTGGCAGCGTTCCCTCAATTAGCGCCTGACACTTGTGAGCAATGAGCGTGTGAAACCACTGACGCGAATAGGTGGTCGAAACATAGTCGAGAAAGGCCGTGAAGTGTGTTCTCGCAAGCCTTCCGAGAATGTCGTGCTGTTGTTCGGTGGCTTCTCGCAGTTCCATTGCTTAAAGGTTGTTTATGCTGTTTTGCAGTCGCTTTGCCTCGGCTTTCAGTTCGTCCTCGGTCATATCGTCGTAGCGGCGCTTAATGTCGAGTTTGCCCGCCACTTCGGTTGTCTCAATGTAGCCCCTCTTTTTGCCCTTTGTTTTCAGGTAGAAGATTGTGCTTGTCGGGTTGCCGTCTTCAATCTGTTTCTTTAGTGCGCTTTCGGCGAAGTCAATGCACGACTCCTCAATAGCGTCGATTGCGGCTTTGAACGCGGGGTCTTTCTCGAGCCATTCGTAGTAGGTGCAACGATTTATTTTAGCCGCTTCGCTGCTTGCTGTGACGTTTCCGAGCGTCTTTTTCATTTTCTCAATGAAGACTCTCTTTTTAACGGTGTTGGCTTTTGTTGGCATAACAATCAATTATTTAGCGGTTTCAACTTCGATTTCTTCTTTCTCTTTTTTGAATTGCGAGCGGTCGATTTTGTGCCAGTTCTCGTCAGTTTTGGGGTACGGCTGACGCAAAGGCTCAATTTGTTTCCGCATTCTTTTGTCAAGCGGATATAAATATTTGCGTTTGCCTAACGTTCTAAATATTTCAGCATTCGGGTCTAAATATTTTCTGACTGCTTCCAATGTCTGCGGACACTTGATTTTATGGCCGTTTTCATCAATAACTTTCTTTGAATAAATAGATTTTTTGTGAACCTTTTTGCCATTGATTATAAAAGCACCACAATCGCCGACATTGTTTGTGCCAGTAAAAACCCAATTTGTCGCTTGATAGATTGTGCCTAAATGTGATTGGTCAACATCTGCATAACTGACAACCAACCGAACAAGCGGACAATCTTTGTGCAATTCTTTAAGCGACATTGCAACGGCCTGACTTGTGCATTCTTGTTTCCCATTTAAGGCAACTCGCACCAATTCAACAACTGCACCCTGCGGCAAATCATAACTACAGCCTATATGGTTGCAAGCTCCTGTGCCATATAAAACAACGCCGCACCATTCATCTTTTGCATTATAGACATTGTAGCCGACCGTGTTCACTGGCACCGCCTTTGCATAATGAAAGTGTTTGCAGGCATATTCAATCGCCTTGTTATTTGCACGTGTCAATCTCATAATTCACCACCGCTAACTGATATAATAACTTTGAATTCATCTTGTATAATCTTCTCATATTTATCCCGAAATTCGTTTAGTTTCTCATCACTTTCAAATGTGATTTTGATTGCAAACGGCTTGTTTTTATCCTCACCGTCTAAATCGGTTGGTTCGGGTTCGTCAGCGTTCACGTCTTCAAGCCCCATTCTCGGGAACTCCACGCCCCAGTCGGCAAGTTCGACGTCGTTCCACTCGTTGGCGAGAAGGTCGAAGTCGTCAGAGCCGAACGAGACGTTGTCCTTGATTGCGTACTCGCGCAGTTTGGCCGCTGTGGTTTCTTCGGGCAGAACGTAGCACGGCAGTTCCTTGTAGCCTATCTGCTTGCAGGCGCGAAGCCTCATATTGCCAGCCACTACAACGTACTTGCCGCCAAACGGATAGACGAGCAATGTTCGG